ATTTCTTTTTGACTGGTATCAGAGTGGTGACAGTCTGGTGTCACAACAACCTTTACATCCATAGCCTTTGCTAAATTTATTAAACCTTTATTAACATGCTCAGGGTTATGTGGCATAACTTCTATGTAATAATCATCGCCAAATTCTTGTTTAAACCACTGTATGTGTTTCTTTGCAACTGCAAGTTCATCTAACTCTACCGCTTTTGCAATCCATCCGCTTAAGCATGCAGAAGTTACAATAATGCCTTCTTTATATTTCTTTAATGTATCAAAATCAAATCGTGGTTTGCTAAAAAATCCTTCAGTCCATGCAATTTCATTAATCTTATTAAGATTCTCAAGACCTACTTGGTTCTTAGCGAGAAGGACTATATGATGATAATTTTGATCAAGAGGATCAGTACGATCTGCCTTTGCCCTCTTGTCTAACATATCAGTAGTCATATAGCCTTCTACGCCAAGTATTGGCTTAATGCCCTTTGCTTTTGCAATACGGTGCAGTTCCCTATGCCCAGATAAAGTACCGTGGTCAGTAATGGCAATTGCTGTCATTCCTAACTCAACTGCACGGTTAATGTATTCTTCTGGAGTAGCAACACCATCCATCAATGAATAGTGTGTATGAACATGTAAGCCAACGTAATTCATCTTACCAATCTACGTTGGTTGCAGATGAAGTTGTTGGGCCATCAAAACCCAAATAGAATGCTTCTTGCTCGGCATAAGGTATTTTCTTTAGTGCCAACTCAAGAGGATATGGCTTAATTTCGGACCAATCAAATGGCTCCTTGTCTGGCGAACCTGGAATAGTTGTATAAGATGTTTCAGTTCCCTGACCATTACGCTTTACTTTCCATACTACATTTGAAATGCTTCCTGTCTCAAGTGCGTATTCACGAATAGTATTAAATGCTGATTGCTTGCTTACTCCCATTGACCAAATAGCCACATAGGGTGGTTCAATTCCATCGTCAACCAGAACATTGCAGTAGAAGCGAAGACGTGCTCTCCATCCAGCCTTTGGATCTTTGCGGTGCATCTCTTCTGCCCAATCACGACCCTCTGATTCCATTGTATCTACAGCCTTGCGCTTATAGTCTTTTGGATTTGTATGTTCTTTGACAACTAACGCAAGACCACGATCTGGGCTATAGTTTGCAGAGTCTTCGTCAAGTTCTTCAATGAATCGGATCTTTGCCGATTGTCCATCGGCAAGTTTTAACCATCTTACCTTTGGCGAATTTTCATCATATTTTGGCTTGTCAACTAGGGCATTAATATTTTTTAGTCCCTTTACAATAGTCATATTATTTTTCTCCTTTTGTTATTGATTTTATTTTAGCATACCAACGATAGAGTTGTCAAACTTAAACTCAAGTTTTTTAATTGCTTCATCGTCCATATCGCCTATATCTTTATATTTTTTATCTATATATACAGGAGTGACAACTGGACCAAGTTTTTCAACTAACTTATCCTTCATTATTACTCCTGCATCATCATTATCTGCAATTAAAATAATGCTATTAAAATATTTCTCTAATAGCCTAATCTGCGCTGCAGAAACATTAGCCCCCAACGTAGCCACGGCAGGGAATCCCACCTGATCTAGTCTAATTGCATCAAAAGATGACTCTACTAAGTATACTATATTTGAGGTTTTTACTCTGTGTAAATTAAAAAGAGTTTTTCCTTTTGGTAGTCCTGGTGTATTTTTAAACTCTTTGCCCTCAACAGTTCTAGCAACAAACCCTATACACACTCCGTCTGGTGAATGTATTGGAACTGTTACAGAGTCTTGTTTTTCGGAATACCCAAGCACAAACTTTTCTATTGATTTTTTTGTTATTTTTCTGCCTTCAAAATACCTGAGTGCTCTTGGAGACTCTAATGCTTGATTGTTTAATCTTTTAATTAATAGTTGATCGTATTGAACAAATTCTTGTTTATTTATTAATGCTTTATTTATAGAGTCCTCAATATTTGTTTTCTGCTCTTTACTTTTAATATATCTTATTGCCTCAAAGTATGTCCTATTAGAGATATGCATTACAAACTCAACAAGAGTTTTTGTGGTTTGACATCCAAAACAAAAGAACAAACCAGATTCTTTTGATACCTCACCAGCAGGTGTACGATTATTATTATGATAAGGACAGAAGATGATATAGTCGGTACCGTATTCTGCTTCAACGTCAATACCTGCGCCAGTTAAAATACGCTTAATTTGTTCTGCAGTATATGTCATCTATAATTTTTCTTGGTCCACCACTGCTTTTTGTACGATCTTAGCGCATATCTTTTTAATTTATAAAAACCATTTCGCCCTGCATTTTCATCGTACGCTCCCTTTTCTGATTCCCAATCATCTCTTTTGATTGGAATAATTTGTGCTATCGGAGTTCCTTTTTCAATTATTCCTTCAAAACCTATTTTTATAAAAAATGGAAAATTTAAAGGATTTTCATGTTTGTCTGTATCAACCAAACCATTAATTGTAAAAAATGGTAAGTCATGTCTATGTGAAGGGTGAATGACCAACAAACTATAATCCTTTGGCGTATTAATTACCCATCTAGAATGCCACCGAAAAAGTGTTGGGGCGTAGCCAGATGGCACTGGATAATTGCCAATAGTTCTAATTCTGTTATTATCTGGATTGTCCAAAGGGGGAATTGGGCCCATCCAAGTTGCGGTTGGTAAATATCCCCTATTTGTCTCATTTGTAAATATAACGTCTGAGTCTAATACTATGGTGTATCCAGATGTAAGTGTGTCTACTAGGGGAATGCAGGCTTTATATGTTACAAAAAAGTCTGGAGATTTATATGCATCTATAAAATTATTTCCTCCATTAGAAAATAACTTTTGATCCTTATACCATTCTGGAACATGATTAGCAGATGGATTTGGAATGGGAAGTAATTTGTCTATTGTTTTATCTACAGCAGTAAATAATATTTTTTTGCTTTTCATTTTTTCTCCTCAAAATCTTTATATCGGTAATAGCCTCTATCAAAATCTACCTGTACTAAAAAGTCACCCATAAAACCATTTCTATTTTTTCTAAATACACATTCAATGATATCACTATTTGTAGCACGACCAAGCGCCATAACCCAGTCAGCATCATATGCAATCTGTCTAGACCACGCTGTTTGCCCCAAGGTAGGAGGTTTAGATAGATCTTTTACATCATCGGGCGTAGCAGAAGAAATAGCCATAATGGGAACCTCTTCACTAATAGCCATAAGTTTAAGTTCTCTTGAAAGGTTCTTCATTCGTACCGTTTCATTGTCTGCCTTTTGGTTTGGACTCATAAGTTGTAGGTAGTCAACAACAACAAAGTCTGGTTTATATTGATCAATCTTTCCACGTATAACAGAAGGAGTTATATCTCCGCCATTGTCATTTGATATTATATGAAATTGTGGTTTTCCTGCTAATTTTTGAGCATGCCATTTTTTAAGCATATCAATTTCTACTTCACCATTACTAAGTTTACGGTGAGACCAAATTCCCTCCCCCATAATTGCAAACACACGATTACGAACTTCTGTTTCAGACATTTCAAGACTTATAATCATTGGACTACGACCCTGTTTCCATGCCTGTACTGCAAAGTATAAAGCAAGCCAAGATTTACCAATACCTGGATATGCTAAAAACACTCCAAGTTGTCCTGGCGTGATTCCAGAAGGTAGATAATTATCAAATCCTGGGAGGCCTGTTTTAATTCCGACATGTCCAAGGTCTTGCATCTTTTTTACATTTTCAAAGTATGCAACGGCTGAATCTAAATCTGTAACTTCAATATCTCTAATTGCAGATGTATTCTTTTTTAATTCAGATGTCTTTGTGATTAACTGCTCAAGAGCGTTAGAACCATTTCCTACTTGAACTTCGGATGCTGCATTACGTAAAATATCTTTTAGACTATCGGTTAAGTACTCTGTCTGTAGTTCTTCAAGATGATGCTTTGTTGACCCTACACCATCTACTGTAGCAAAGTCTCTAAATTTTTCTACTACTAAAGACGCTGGAGGAACTGACTGATTGTTTTCTGAATACAGCCTAATAAAATTCCATACATCGTTGTGCGTTCTTAAAAGATTTTCAACATTGGCCTGCAATAAAACATGGATTTGCTTATCATTTAGCACTGCTGTGATTAACTTTGCCTCTGTGTTATTCACTCAGCCACTCCTTTGCTTTTTTTCTTAATGCTGCCCTTTGTTTAATATCTTCTTCTATTTCTATTTTACCATCAAGAATTTTTTCTGCATTGTAAGCAAAAAAAT